TGGGTCATACCCCACCTTTGCATACAGGTACTTGTACACTAGTTGAGCTTTTTTCTCAGGATCGAGAAGCCATGACCGAACCGACCGAAACCCGCATCCTGGCCTGCGTCCCGGTGGGCGTTCCGGGCTACCACCCCGGCCCCGATCACACCGAGACGGCCTGTGACCGCTGCCGGCGGCCGGTCTGGATCGGCCCCCGCCAGCGCTTGCTGCGCGGGCCGGGCGTGGACGTGCTGTGCGCCGTGTGCGTGGCCCGGGTGGAGGCGGAGATCGCACGGTCAGCCGGCGCTCAGCTTGAGCGGCGCGTCCTGAACCCGGACGCCGCCAGCGATCTGAACATGGACGAGTTTCGCCGCGCCTGGGAGCGCGGCTGGCGGCCGTGAACCAAAGGATGAAGGAGGAAGGATGAAGGATGAATCAGAAAAGGATCAGTCAAAGCAGCTCTCTTATGAAAGGAGCAACCGATGAAAAAGGTACAAGAAACCCACGGTGAACGAACGACGCTCGACCCCTTAACCGAAGCGCCGGCGCTCGGCGAGCTGACGCACGGCAAGGCCAACGGGACGCCGGCCGCGCCCGCCGCGCCGGCCATCGGCGAGACGGCGGAGGACTTCTGCGCGGCCCTGCTGGCGGCGATGGCGGAAGTCGAGCGGCGGCGCAAAGAATGGGAGCAACTCGCCGCCAAGGCCGCGGATGCCAAGGCGGAGCTGGTGAATGCCGAGCAGCGCCGGGACCGGCTGCCCGGCGCCATCATGCCGCTGTTCGACCGGATTCAAAAGCCGCGCTGGCGGGAGCGGAAGCTGACCGACACGGCCGACCTTCGGGAGTGCATGATACCGCTGTCCTTGGCGGGCCGGCTGGCCGACATGGGCTTGACGGACTTCGGGCAGCTCGCCGACCGCATCACCACGGGCGGCAACGGGGCGCTGGGATGGCACGGCGGCAAGCTGACCGGGAAGGATGAGGGACTCGTGGCCGCGGCGCTGGCGAAGGTCCGCGCGGAGGGCCGGTGATGCTCCGCTCCGTCCGCCATTTCATCATCCAATGCGATCATCACGGCTGCCGTGAAGAGGTCGGCGGCAGTGAATCGGCTGTTGACGCGATCAAAGAGGCGGCGCGACTCAATTGGGCCGCGCTCGACCCGGCCGCCATTTACTGGCACTACCCGGCCGACTGGCCGGCGAAACTCATCGACCCGCGCGAGCGCCAAATCGCCGCCTGGTATTGTCCGAAGCATTGGCCGAAAAAGCTGCGCGCCGCCCGCAGCCCGGACGCCTGTTGCGTCTGCGGATGCACGGATGATCGGGCGTGTGCCGGCGGCTGTTTCTGGATCGTGCCGCGGCTGTGTCCAGAGTGTTTCGATTTCGCCGCCGCGGGGATCAAGCCGGCGAAGAAACTAAGAAGCTCATGAAGGACAAGCGCTCGCGCCGGCAGCGAAGAAGGCATAACGCCCGGCCGTGAGCTAGACTTGAAACGGACACCGAACGCGCCCGCGCGAGACCTTGCCGCGCAACTCCCGATGGGGTTGTGCGGCTCTTTTTTTTTGCCGCCATGCCCAGCCGCCCGCGAACGCACCGACCGAACCAGGCCGGGCCCGTCATGACGGCCGGCGAGTCCCGGCCGACCGCCGCCCGGCGCGGCTACGGCTCGCGCTGGCAGCGCTACCGCCTGGCGTTCCTGCGCCGGCACCCGCTCTGTGTCCGCTGTCAGCACGCCGCCACGGTGGTTGACCACGTTCGGCCGGTCAGCGGCCCGGACGATCCGGGCTTTTGGGGCGAGGCCAATCACCAGCCCTTGTGCGCCTCGTGTCACGGCCGCAAGACGCAGACCGAGGACCGCGGCCGCGGCCGCTGCCGGGCCGCCTAATCGGCCTGCCCTTTTGGCTGTAGCGTTTCGCGGCATTTATTAAAGACCCCAGGGGGGGGGTAATTCCCTGGGGCCTGGCCGGCCGAGACCGTTGCCGCACGCGCGCACGTTTTTACGCGAAATTCGGGGGTGGGGGTATGGCCCACCACGAGACCAGTTCGCCAGCCCTGGAGCCACCCATGCCCCGCGGCCGACCGCCGACGCCGACCCGCCTAAAAATCCTGCGCGGCAACCCCGGCAAACGGCCTTTGAACCAGGCAGAGCCACAGCCCGCGGCGCGGATGCCGACTTGCCCGGACTGGCTTGACGACGCCGCACGCGAGAAATGGGCTGAGCTGGCCCCGGAGCTGTTTCGCCTGGGCCTGTTGACCGCCATCGACGGCGACGCGCTGGCCGGCTATTGCCAGGCATGGGCGGAGTTCAAGGCGGCAACGCAGACGCTCCGCGGCACCGACCGCACCATCATGACGGAGAAGGGCAACACGATCGCGCACCCGGCTGTCGGCATTCAGCGCGGCGCGATGGAGCGGATGCGAGCCTTCGGCGCACCGTTCGGCCTTGACCCGTCCAGCCGTTCGCGGCTGAAACCGGCGTCCGCCGGCGACACGCCCCGCGACCCTTTCGAGGACTTCCTTGGCAAAGCCGGCTGAGATCGCCTGCCCCGTCGAGCGCTACGCCCGCGACGTGGCGGAGGGTCGCATTGTCGCCGGCCGGCTCGTCCGGCTGGCGTGCGCGCGGCACCTCCGCGACCTAGTGGACGGACCGGCCCGCGGCCTGCGCTGGGACGCCGCGGCCGCGGCCCGCGTGCTGAATTTCTTTTCCTTCTTGCGGCTGCCCGCCGACGGGGAGCTCGACGGCAAGGCGTTCAGCCCGGAAGGGTTTCAATGCTTCATCCTGGGCAGCCTGTTCGGCTGGAAAAACCGGGATGGCAAGCGGCGGTTTCGCACGGCGTTCATCGAACAGGGCAAGGGCAACGGCAAGTCACCGCTCGCCGCCGGCGTCGGGCTTTATGGGCTCTGCGCCGACGGCGAGCCGGCCGCGGAAATCTACTCCGCGGCGACGACGGCCTTTCAGGCGGGCATCCTCTTCCGCGACGCCCGCCGCATGGTGGAAGCGTCGCCGGCACTCCGCGACCGTTTGGACGTGGGGCAACACAACCTCGCGTACCCCGCGACCGATAGCTTTTTCCGGCCGGTCAGCGCGGAGCACCGCCAGCTCTCCGGGCCGCGGCCGCACATGGCCTTGCTCGATGAGATTCACGAGCATCCGACTCCGTTAGTGGTGGACAAGCTGCGGGCCGGCACCAAGAGCCGGCGGCAGGCGCTCATTTTTGAAATCACCAATAGCGGCCATGACCGGACAACGGTTTGCTGGGCGCACCACGAATACAGCGTCAAAGTGCTTGAAGCCGTGGTCGAGAATGACGCCTGGTTCGCCTACGTCTGCACCCTCGACCCGTGCGAGAGCTGCCGCGAAGAGGGCTTCTCTCAGCCCAAAGACGGCTGCCCCGATTGCGACGACTGGAAAGACGAGTCGGTCTGGTTGAAGGCCAACCCCGGCCTCGATGCGATCCTGCCGCGCGCCTATCTGCGCGAACAAGTGGAAGAGGCGAAGGGGATGCCGTCGAAAGAGGGCATCGTTCGCCGGTTGAATTTCTGCGTCTGGACCGACGCCGTGACGCGGGCAATCCCGATGGACGCCTGGGATCAATGCGGCCGCGTGGCGCTGACCCGCTACGGGCTCGACCCGTCCGCCGCCGGCACGCCGGCGTACCGGGCCGCGTTTGAAAAAACACTCGCCGGCGACCCGTGCTACGCGGGGCTGGATATTGGCGCCACGTCGGACTTTACCGCGCTTTCTCTGCTCTTCCCCCACGGCGACGCCGAGCTGGTGGAGCTGCCGGCCGACGACGCCGGCGGCGAGCCGCGGCGGATCACGCGCCGGAGTTTTACGCGGTTGAACTGGTACTGGCTGCCCGAACGGCCGCGGCGGCGCGACGAGAAAATGGCCGCGGTCATCGACGGCTGGCGCAAGGCGGGATGGATACGGACCACGCCGGGCGAAGTGGTGGACTATGACCTGGTGCTTGAGGACCTGAAGGCGATCGCCGAGCGCTTCTGCGTGCTTTTGTGGGCGATCGACCGGGGCTTCCAGGGCTGCCAGATGGCGACGAACCTGATGAAGTGCTTTGGCGATGAAGCGGTCGTCGCGTTCGCGCAAGGCATCGTCAGCATGTCGCCGCCCTTTCGGGAGTTTTTGGAGCTGACCATTTTGGGCCGGCTCTATCACGACCTCGACCCGGTGACGCGGTGGATGGCGTCCAATTGCGCGGCCGAAACGCGCGGGGGGCTGACGAAGCCCTCGAAAGAGGCGAGCACCGAAAAGATCGACGGCATCACGTCGGCCGTCATGGCGCTGGGCGTGGCGCTCAGCGCGCCCGAACCGCAACAGCCTTCTATCGAGGTCGTCTCCTGGTGAAAAAGAAACGCGCGTCGTTCCCCGACTTGCTCTTCCTCGCCGGCGCCGGCCTGGTCGTCGCCGGCGTCTACTTCGTTTACCCGCCGGCCGCGGCCATCGTCGGCGGCCTGACCCTGTGCGCCGTGGCCGTCGCCGGCGCCCGGCTCGAAAACCACAAGGACGAATAACGCATGGGATTCCTCGCCCGCCTATTCGCCGAAGCGCCCCGGCAGTCCGGCAGCTACCCGCCCTCGGGCGCCTACCTCGCCAGCCTCTTCAACTGGCAAGAGACCAAGGCGGGGGTTGAAGTCAACGAATGGACCGCGCTCAATTACTCCGCCGTGTGGGCGGCGGTCAGTGTGATTTCGCGCACGCTCGCCATGCTCTCGCCCATGGCGCTCTACCGGCCGGCCGGCCGCGGCAAGCGGCAAATCACCGACCACTACGCCGCCAAGCTCGCCGCCGCGCCCAACCCGGACATGGACGCCAACATTTTCCACGAAACCCTCCAGGCCCACGTCCTGACCTGGGGCAACGGCTACGCGGAGATCGAGCGCGACGGCGGCGGCCGGCCGGTCGCGCTATGGCCGATCACCCCCAACCGCGTCCTTCCCGACCGCGACGACAAGGGCGTTTACTACCGCGTCACGGCCGATCCCATGTCGGTAGCCGGCGGCCCGCCGCGCATCATCGACGCGGAAGACATGATCGTTATTCCGGGGCTCGGTTTCGACGGCATCGCCGGCTACTCCGTCGTCCGCATGGCCCGCGAATCGCTGGCCCTGGGGTTAGCCGAGGAACGATTCGGCGCCACCTATTTCGGCAACGGCACCCGGCCGAGCGGCTTCCTCACGTCGGACACCGTGCTCAAAAAAGAGGCGCGGGAAAACCTGCGCGAAGAGTTCCAGCGGGTGCATCAGGGACCGGACCGCGCGCACCGCATGGCGATCTTGTCGGGCGGGCTCAAATGGCAGGCGGTCGGCTTGCCGCCGGAGGATTCGCAGTTCCTCGAAAGCCGCGCCTTTCAAATCGTGGAAGTCGCGCGCTGGTTTAACGTGCCGCCGCAACTGCTCCGCGACCTCACCCGCGCCACGTTCTCCAACGTCGAGCAACAGAACCTCGACTTCCTCACCTATACCATGCTGCCCTGGCTCATTCGCTGGGAACAGCAGTACCGGCGAAAGCTGCTTTTGCCCGACGAGCGCGACGAGTTGTTTTTCCAGCATCATTGCAAGGCGATGCTGCGGGCCGACATGGTTGCCCGCTACAACTCCTACGCCGTCGGCCGGCAGTGGGGATGGCTCAGCGCGGACGACGTGCGCGAAGAGGAGAATCTGAATCCCTTGCCCAACGGCGAGGGCGAGACGTACATGGTGCCGGCGAACATGGCGCCGGCCCGGACCTTCCTCGAACCGGAGGAAGCGGAGGACGCCGACGGCCAGGGCGGCACGGGCGCCGCCCAAGGCGAGCCGGCCGCGGAGCTGCTAAGCGTGCCCGACGTGCGGCAGAGCGAGGATTTCGATTGCGGCGCCGCCGCCACGCGGGCGGTGGCGCAGTTCTTTGGCGTCGATGACGCCGAGAGCGAAGCGGAGTTTATCGCCGACCTGGGGACCACGCCGGCCGACGGCACGCGGCCGGATCGGATCATCGGCTATTTCAACGCCCGCGGCCTGGTGACGACGGCCGCGCAAAACCTGACCCTTGACGACCTGGCCCGTTTCTTCCGCGCGGGCCAGCCGGTCATTTGCTGCATCCAACGGTATGGCACCGATGAGGAAGCTGCGGCCGACGAAGCCGGCCATTACGTCGTTGTGACGGGGATCGGGCTGGGGCAGGTGTTCCAACAAGACCCAAGCGCCGGGCCGGTCATGACCGCCGCGGACGATTGGCTCGAAAACTGGCACGATTCCGACGTGCTTGAGGATGGCGAAGTTGTTAAGTGGGTGCGCTACGGCATCGCCGTCGGCGCGGAACTATTGGCGGAAGAAAAGCCGAAACCCGAAGAACCAAACCCGAAAGACGAGACGGCGGACGGCAGCAGCACGAAGCCCGGCCCCGCGACCGACACCGACGCGCCGCCGTCTCCGCCGGACGCCGCGCCGGAAAAGGATCAACAGGCCGCCGCACGGCGAAGCGCGGCGCGCGCGGTATTGGTGGATGGACTTGGCCGCATGGCGCGGCGGTTGGCGAACGCCGGCCGCCGTGCCTCCAAGGCGCCCAAAGAGTTCATGAAGTTTTTGGACGGCGCGGCCGCCGCGCACGGCCCGGCGATTCACCGCGCCCTCTACCCGGCCATTGCGGGCCTGAGCGGGGCGGCCGGTGCCGATGCCGACGCGCGCACGGCCGGCTTTTGCGCCGGCCTAGTGGACGAGTTCCGCGCGGGCCTGTTGGAAGTCGCCGGCAACGCCACGGCCGCGAACCTGCGCGGCGCCGTCGCCGACTGGTGCGACCGCTGGGAACTACAGCGCCCGCACGAGTGGGCCGAAACCTTGATGCACGAAACGGAGTCAACCGCCCATGCCAACTAACTACCGCCGGATTCTGTCCGCCTTCTACGGCAGCCCTTGGGCCATCCTCCCCGAAAAGCTGTTCGCCATCCGGGACTTCCTCCACCTGAAAGCCGCCGGCGGCGACGTGCCCGCCGAGGAAATCGCCGCCCTCAAGGCGCGGCGCGGCGACTCGGCCGCGGGCGTGCAGATGGCCGGCCGCGTGGCCGTCCTGCCCGTCTACGGCACGATCGCGCAGCGCATGGGCATGGTGGAAGAGGCATCGGGCGGCACGTCTACCGAGCTGGTGGGCACGGCCTTTGACCAATTGCAGCAGGATAAGGCGGTCAAGTCCATCGTGCTCGACATTGATTCGCCCGGCGGGAGCGTGTTCGGCGTGCAGGAGTTGTTCTCGAAAATCTACTCCGCCCGCGGCAACAAAAAGGTTGTGGCGCTGGCCGACAGCATGGCGGCAAGCGCGGCCTACTGGATCGCCGCCGCGGCCGATGAGATTGTGGTTACCCCGTCGGGCCAGGTCGGCAGTATCGGCGTCTTTTCCGCGCATGAGGACCTGAGCCAGGCGCTGGCGGAGGAAGGCGTCAAGGTAACGCTCGTCTCGGCCGGCAAGTACAAGACCGAGGGCAACCCGTACAGCCCCCTGGATGAGGACGGCCGCAACGCGCTCCAGGCCGAAGTCGATGCCTATTACGCGCTCTTCGTCGCGGCCGTCGCCAAGGGCCGGGGGGTCAGTGAGGCCGCGGTCAGGAACGGCTTCGGACAGGGCCGCATGGCGACGGCCAAGGACGCCGTGAGCCAGGGCATGGCCGACCGCATCGGCACGCTCGAACAAGTGCTGTCGCGCCTGGGGGCCGGCAACACGCCGGCCGGCGGCCGGGCGGAAGGCGAGGCGCCGACGCCGCGGGCCGGCGAATTGGAGCGGCTGAAGCGGCGGCTACAGCTCGAAAGCTGAGCGCTCGGAAAATAGAAAGCCGGGCGCTCGAAAAAATCCGCCGGCCGTTTGACAGCCGAGCAACCGTGTCCGATATTTGAATAGACAACTAAATCACGCCGCGCGTGCAAGTCAGACGGGGCCGACGCCGACCAACTTGCCCGCGTGAGACGGTGCGGAAGCCGACGCCGAAGCGGACGCCGAGCACTTCGCCGTGAGTTTCATCTACAGAAACCACGGCCAAGGGCTCCGCGTCCGTTTGCCATTTCACCGCCGGTCCCTTGGCCGACAACGCCCCAAGGGACCGATGCCCACCATCAACGAACTGCTCGCCAAGCGCGCCAACCGCATTGAGGAATGCAAATCGATCCTCGAAAAAGCGGAGGCCGAAAACCGCGAACTGACCGCCGACGAGCGCCAGCAGTACGACCGCCTCTGGGCGGCGGCCGGCGAGTTCAAGGCCGAGGCCGACCGGATCGAGGCGGACAATGAACGCCGCCGGGAGGTCAACGCCGCCATCGGCCAGCTCCGCGAGAGCCGCGGCCGCCAGGTCGAGCCCGGCCGGCCGGGAGCGCACCGGGGCGGCCAGCCCGAAGCCAACCAGCCGCGCGTGATCGAGTTCACCCGCCAGGGCCAGAAGCAAACGCTTTCCTTCGCGCCCGGCACCCCCGGCTACGTCCGCAACAGCCCCGAATACCGCGAGGCGTTCCGCGCCTACCTGCGCTCGGGCCGGATGAGTGGCATTCTTCAGGAGTCGGGCGCCCCGCAGGCGGCGCTGCAAACCGACCTCGGTTCGGCCGGCGGCTACATGGTGCTGCCGGAACAGTTCGTCGCCGAGCTGCTCATGGACGTGGACAACATCCGCTGGATTCGGCGGCTGGCCCGCGTCTTCCAGACGACCGCCCAGACCTTGGGCGCCGTCAAGCGTACCGCCCGCATGGCGTCGAGCGTGTGGGGCTCGGAACTCACCGACGCCGAGACCACGAAGGACACGGCCCTCGCGTTCGGCAAGCGCTCGCTGACCCCGCACTACATGGTGGGCGAAATCCTGGTCAGCCGCGACTTGATGCGTAGCGCCATCCTCCAGCCCGAAGAGATCGTCCGCTACGAAATCTCCCGCGACTCAGGCGAGCTCGAGGAAAACGGCTTCCTCACCGGCTCGGGCGCGATGCAGCCCTTGGGCCTGTTCACGGCCACGACCGACGGCATCGACACCAGCCGCGACGTGAACACCGGCAACACGACCACGACGATCGGCGCGGACAACCTCCGCGAGATGAAGTACGGCCTGAAGTCGCAATACCGCAGCGACCCCTCCATCGGCTGGCTGTTCCACCGCCTCGCCATCAAGCAGATCAGCAAACTCAAGGACGGCGAGGGCCAGTACCTCTGGCAGTACGGCATCACCGAGGGCGACCCCGACCGGCTCTTGGGCTACCCGGTCTACGAGTCGGAAATGGCGCCGTCCACCTTCACGACCGGCCAGTACGTCGGCCTGCTCGGCGCCTTCCGCTTCTACTGGATCGCCGACAGCCTTGAAATGGACATGCAAATCCTGCTCGAAAAATACGCCAACACGAACCAGATCGGCTTCATGTGGCGGCGCAAGACCGACGGGATGCCGCAGATCGCCGAAGCCTTCGTCCGCTCCAAGCTCGCCTAGTCGCGGCCCGCGGAGTTCACCCACTCACCCGCGGCGCCCACGCCGCGACTTTTGGAGTTCTTATGTCTTTTCTTTTGAGCGTCCTCAAGGACTGCAAGATCACCCGCGTCTCTAACGCGGTCGCCGCCGGCACGTCCGCCGTGGACGGCTCCAGCGTGGACATGCAGGACTACGACGGGGTGTGTTTCGTCGCGCTGTTGAACACCGTCGTTTCCGGCGCGCAAATCGACCTCGGCCCGCAAGAGTCGAGCGACAACGTGAGCTTCGGCGCCACCGTGGCCGCCGCGCAGACCCCGACCGTCACCGACAGCGGCGGGGCCAGCTCGAACAAGTTCCTCGTCTCGGAAGTGTACCGGCCCGCGAAGCGCTACGTCCGGCCGGAGCTCCGCCGCCAGACGCAAAACGTCACGGTGGACGGGATCATTGCGATCCAGTTCCGCGGCCGCGTCAAGCCGAGCGTGGACGGCTCGCTGGCGAGCGCGTTGGCGACCGGCGTCTAAAGCCAGCGATGAAGGATGAAGGATGAAGGATGAATGAAATTCCTTCATCCTTCATCCTTCATCCTTCATCCTTCGTGGAGGGCGGCATGTCCGCATTCGACAACAGTTACGACACGCAAATCTACGTCGCCCAGGGCGGCGCGGAGTTGCACGTCGGCGCCACCGGCTCGATCCAGGTCACGGCGGGCGGAATGCTCATCCCCGACAGCGGCGTACAGCCGTCGGACCTGGGTGCGTTCGTGGACAACACCGGCGGCACGCCCAGCCTGACCTTCGCGGCCATCACCGCTGGCGCCTCCTACGCGCAGGCGGACATGGTTGCCGTGAAGAACGCCCTGAGCGAAATCGCCGCCTGGCTCAACGGCCTGCGCACGGCCATCCGGGCGCTGGGCATCACCGCCTAAGCGTCCGCAACGCCGGCGATCACGGAGTCCCGATGCGCGTAAAGGTCAACAGCCTGATGGCCGGGCCGCAAGGCGTCTTTCGCCCCGGCGAGGTCGGCGATTTCGAGCCGGGCCTGGCGGCCGCGCTCGTCAGGGACGGCTACGGCGAGTACGTCGATGCGCCGCCGGCGCCGCAAAAAGAGACGCCGGCCGTAGACAATGTGACGGTCACGCCGGCGCCGCCGGCCAGGAAGCGCCGCTAGGAGGCCCGCGTGCCCATCGGCCTCTACCAGACGGTCGCGCCGACGCAAGAGCCGTTGTCACTGGCGGAAGTCAAGGACTGGCTCCGCATCGACGCCGACGACACGAGCCAGGACGCGACGGTGCTGCCCGCGCTCATCACGGCGGCGCGAGAGTACGCCGAGGCGTACCTGTCGCGGTCGCTGTTGACGCAGACCTGGCGGTACACGCTGGACCGCTTCCCGGTCACGGACAAGCCCGATCTGCCGGTCATCCGGCCGCCGTGGGCCTTGGTGAGCCAGGCCGCGGGCGCACAGGCCAGCGGCAGCGGCACGATTTATCTGCCGCGGCCGCCCCTGCAATCGGTCAGCAGTGTCGTCTACGTCGATACCACCGGCGCGACGCAGACGCTCGACCCGTCCACCTACCAGGTGCAGACGGACGACGAGCCCGGCCGGCTGATCCCCGCGTTCGGCAAGAGTTGGCCGGGGACGCGCGAACAGTTGGCGGCGGTCACGATTACTTTCGTGGCCGGCTGGCAACAGCCGGCGAACGTG